CTCGAGCCATCTGCTGCCTAGCCCATCGAGCTGAGCGCCGGGATCACCTCAACCAACGCCAAGGCCAATACAGCCCAGGCAATGAGCATGGTCATTCGGGACCGTACGAGTTCGATGACGGCGAGGACGCCGGCGACGATGACCAAAGCCAGCAGGAGCGCTTCCATGGTCGTCTGTTACCCGAACGAACCGTGTTCTACCCGGCGATCTGAGGAGCGACGATGCGGGGTTTGAAGCGACGTGGGTCGGACATGACGAGCGGCGCGCACGGGACGAATGCGTGTGGTGGCTGTCTGGCGTCTGAGTGGATGGCCGCCCACTGGTGGCGTCTTCCCTGATGCCGTCCGAGGCTCCTCCGCCGAAGACTCCACCCCCGAGCAGGCCGCCGGCTCAGCCGAAGCCTCCTACTCGCCCGGGCGAAGCACCGAAGTAGGTGTGGACATGACCATGGTTCAGCGGTTGGCCCGGTGGGTCGGCTTGACCATCCGGTTGCGTGGTGCTCGTAGGTCGGGCTGGCCGGGCCACTACCGCTGGCCGTAGCCATGCTCACCGTGGTGACCGGCCCACCATGCTCAGGGAAGTCGACCTACGTCCGTGAGCACGCCAAGCCGGGCGACATCACCATCGACTTCGACGTGCTGGCTCAGGCTCTGGGCTCATCGGTGCCACACGACCATGGTGAGGCGATCCGCATGGTGACCGCGGACATGCGACGTGCGGCGATCACCTCGGCGATTCAGCAGCACCATCGAGGCCACACGGTGTGGATCGTGGACGTCAACCCGGAGCTGCGGATGGACGCCTACCGCAAGGCCGGCGCCCGCATGGTCACCATGGCCGCCGACCTCGAAGAGCTGCATCGAAGGGCCGACCTCGAGCGGCCGGCACTGTGGCACGACCTGATCGACCGCCATGGTGCCAAGACCACGACGAAGCGGCCGAGCAGGCATTCGTCGGGGACGTGCTGATGGCCGACCGTGGCCACCAGGGCAAGGCGTACGAAGACTGCCGCCGCTACGTGATGAGCTCCATGGTCGAGCCAGTGTGCATCAGGTGTGGGCGCATGGTGGACAGATCACTGTCCGGCCGGCATCCGTGGGGACCGACGTTGGACCTGATCGTTCCATGGTCGAAGCATGGTCCGATGACGCGGGAGAACAGCGGGCTATCCCACAACCGGTGTAACGCTGGGTATAGGGATGGTAGGAAGCTCCGACCCATGGTTACCCAACGTAGGGTGACCCGAGGTCGGTATCGGGCATCGGGCACCTGCTAGGTAGTAACAGACGGTGACTGCGCCTCTGGCCTGCACCGACAGCGCGACACGTGAGCATGTGACGCAGTGCAAGAGCGAATCATGAGCACAACGCTCTGACCTGCGCAAACGTGGCGCGGCGGGCCGGGGGATGGGGTCATGACGCGAAGTGCCGGCGCGCGACCCACACCGTCGACCTCCCGCACCCCCCCCGCGCGCAGAGCGTCACCAGGCACCCCCGACAACGTCCACAGTGGACGCTCACGCAAGGCTACTACGCCGAGTAACGTCACTCAGGGTGACGAGAGGCAGGTAACGCCGCGTAGCGAACCCCTGATGACCGTCGAGCAGCAGGTACGCGACGACATCGCCGCGCTCGGCGAGCTCACCGGCGTCCGGCGCTCCCAGGCGCGCATCGCGATCGCCCTCGCCGCCCACCTCGACTCTCCCGATGTCAGCTCGCCGGCCTCGGTGGCCCGCGAACTGTCCGCGCGCCTCGCCGAACTCGAGTCGGTGGCCACCGGCAAGGAGGTGTCGCGTGGCGACGCTCTTATTGCCGAGGTTGCCGACGAGCTCGCTCCTCGACGGCGGGCCGTCCCACCGGCTGGCGCCTAGCTCCGCGGTCAAAACGCTGGGTCCGAGAGCCAGGGAGTTCCTCGCCCAGTACGGGCTGCATTGTCAGCCGTGGCAGGCCCTGGTCGTCGACGACATGTTGGGCGTGCGGGCCGACAAACGCTGGGCTGCGCGCGATGCCGGCCTGTCGGTACCCCGCCAGAACGGCAAGTCCGTGGTTGCCGAGCTGTTGGTGATTGCCGGGCTGTACCTGTTCAAGGAAGAGCTGATCGTCTACACCGCCCACCAGGTCGACACCGCCCTGGAGATCTTCGAGCGGATCGTGACTCGGATCGAGTCCAACCCGGAATTGAAGCGCCGGCTTCCGCGCAACGGCGTCCGCCGAGCACAGGGGTCACAGTCCGTCACGCTGATCGCCACGAAGGACAGCCCGAAGCAGCGCCTGCTCATCAAGGCGCGATCCAAGGGTGGTGTCCGCGGCTTCTCGGCCGACCGGATCTTCTTCGACGAGGCCCAGCTCGGCCTCGACGAGAACGAGATCGCCGCACTCGGTCCGACCCAGCGGACCCGGCCCAACCCGCAGACCATCTTCATGGGCACCCCGCCGCTGGTGGCCGGCACCTACTGGGCACTGAAGGTACGCGCGCAGGCGCTGGCCGGGGATCCGAAGATGTCTTGGCACGAGTGGTCCCCGCCGAAGGGCTTCGACGAGGACGACCGCGGCGTCTGGCGGTCCACCAACCCGGCGCTGGCGAGTGGGCTGATCACCGAAGAGGACGTCGAGTACGACCGGAAGCGGCTCGGCTCGAAGTTCTCCGCTGAAGGCCTCGGCTTCTGGCTTCCGGAGGCGGACGAAGCCGGCTGGCTGGTGTTCAAGTACGAGGACTGGACCGCCGCCCAGGACCCGGACACGAAGCTGGTCGGTCGGCCCGCGTACTGCGTCGAGCTGAGCCGCGAACTGGACATGGTCTCGATCGGTGCGGCCGGCCGCCGGGAAGATGGCAAGCGGCACCTCGAGTTGGTGGAGCGCTTCCCGGCCGACGAGGCGAAGCTGATCGGGAACCTGAAGAAGAAGCAGGCCCAATTCGATCCGGTCGCGATCGTGGTCGACCCGGCCGGGCCGGCGAACGTATTCATCCCGGCGATCGAGAAGCACCTCGGCATCGAGGTCGTCAAACCGATCGGCCGGGACGTCGCCGCGGCGTGCACGTCGGTGTACGTGGGCATCGCCGGGCAGAACCTCGAAGCCCGGGACGTGCGGATCCGTCCGCATCCGACGCTCGACGCGGCCGCGAAGTCGGCGGACTGGCGCGACCGCGGCGACGCGAAGGCCTTCGACCGGCGCAACGACGACGGACCCGACGTCGCGCCGCTCATGAGCATCGTGCTCGCCGACCACGCACACGCCACCACCGAGCAGACCGAACTGTGGGGGTTCTACGGGTGACCCGCCGGGAATCGCTCCTCGCACTGGCCGTCGCGTTCACGCTCGTCATCGCCGGGCTCGTCTGGCTCATCGGCCCGTGGGGGCTCATCGTCGGCGGGCTCGGCCTGGCCTCGGCAACCCTGTTCGGCTTCGAACGAGTGCGTGAGGGTGAGGGCAGGCGTGGCGAAGATCTGGCGGACGCTGTTCCGCAGCGGTCGTTCTGAGGTCTCCCGCTACGACCTGTCGGCCTACATCGCGCAGCTGAACAACCCGTTCTCCATCCTCGGCGGCTACGGGTCGACGACCCGGGACGGCCGGCCGGTCGAGGACATTCAGAACAGCTTCACCGGCTACGTCAACCAGGCGTACAAGGCCAACGGGCCGATCTTCGCCATCGTGCTGGCCCGGCTGCTGCTGTTCTCGGAGGCCCGGTTCCAGTTCCGCCGGTTGAAGGGTGACAACGGCCGGCCCGGCGACCTGTTCGGCACCACCGACCTGTCCCTGCTCGAGAAGCCGTGGCCGAACGGCACCACCGGCGAGCTGCTGTCCCGCATGGAGCAGGACGTCTCCCTCGGCGGGAACTTCTACGCCGTCAACGAGGGTGACCGGCTCCGGCGGCTCCGGCCGGACTGGACGTCGATCGTGCTCACCGCACCACCCGATCAGGCCGTCGAGTCCGACGTCGCCGGCTACGCCTACTATCCCGGCGGTCTCGGGGCTTCCACGCCGCAGCTGTACCTGCCTGACGAGATCTGCCACTGGTCGCCGATCCCCGACCCGGATGCCCAATACCGCGGCATGTCCTGGCTGACCCCGGTCATCCGGGAACTCCAGTCGGACAACGCCGCCACCGACCACAAGACGGCGTTCTTCCGCAACGGCGCGAAGCCCGGCTTGGTCGTGTCGGTGAAGGAATCGATGCTGTCGGAGCAGTTCAAACGCTTCGTCGAGAAGATGAACTCCGGCCACGTCGGACCGGAGCAGGCCTACAAGACGCTGTTCCTCGGCGGCGGCGCCGACGTCACTGTGGCCGGCGCGGATCTGCGCGAGCTGGAC